GGTTTTGGAAGTGGTGATCTTAGTAATATTGGTGAAGTGACACATCCAGCTTCATCAGTAAGTGGTATGGACTTTTGGGCATATGACCCAAGTGATAACACTGTTGTTGTTTCATTTGTTGATACTAATGTTCTGAAGATGTGTAAAATAAATTTAGACGGAACAGTTGTTGCACCAGATTCAACAAAATATGCAATATATACAAGTATTACAAGTCAAGCAGACCTATTAGCTGAATATGCATCTGGTACTACATTTACAGCTGAACAGGCTATTACCCACTTCTATTCATTTACTCCACATGCAGCATTTGATTTATTTGTTAATAATTCTCCAGCATATTATGCATTTGACGAAGATGATACAACTCAATGGGTAAGTAAATCAAATGCTTATTCTAATACGACAAGTTCTGTTAGTTCTGTTTTTGAATACGATGCAACGGGAACTACTTTCAATGGAAGCACTACTATTGATTTAAGTTCTCAATTTGATGTAGATTCTGCAGGAATATTGGGTAACGCAAGTAGAACAATTATTGCTACTATAAAAACAACAAGTAGTACTGCTTCAAATCGACAATATATATGTGGTTATGGGAATTGGGGGCAGAATTATGAGATTTTTTCTATTTTAATAAGAAACGAGACAGATTACGGCGGTAATAATAGTGATGAATATGCTTTAGGATTAGGGGGCTGGTATAATGATTTTTATTCCAGTTTTAAAATAACTGCGAATGTGGAAACTACAATTGCTGTTAGTTATAATTTGCAGAATAAAACCGTACATTTCTTTAAAAAAGATGAAAATTCGGGAACATGGACAATGGATGCCGGTGGTCCCGCTACGTATGATGGGAACGATGCAATTCCTTCTTTTAATACTACATTAGGAAAGGGTTTTATGATTGGTGGATTTCCGACACAAGGCGACCCAGGATCTCCTTTCATTGGAACAATTGGTCAAGTAAAAGTATATGATTTTGCTGTTACAAGTTCTGTTTTTGAATATGATGCAACTGGAACTGATTTCAATGGACACAATGTTATTGATTTAAGTTCTCAATTTGATGTAGATTCTGCAGGAATATTGGGTAACGCAAGTAGAACAATTATTGCAACATTTAATCCAAATTATACTAATGTAAGCACACTTTTTGTTTGGAGTTATGGTAATCACGGAGATGTTAATCAATTATTTGGTTTAAAACTAACCCCAGAACCCGTTTCTGGTACCTATCGATTAGATATAATTGTATGGTATAATGATTGGTTAACTGATATATATATACAAGAACAAGTAGAAAATACAATTGCTATTAGTTACGATGGTCCATCTAAAACTGCGTATATATTTATAAAGAATCTAAATACAGGATTATGGGAAATGAAGGGCAGTCATACTTTTAGCAGTGAGATAAATACAACTCTTGGAAGAGGGTTTACAATTGGAGCACTTGTAACGGATAATTCGACAGAAAATCTAGAAATTTTCAATGGAACAATTGGAAAAGTCGAAGTATATAATTTTGCGGTTACAAGTGTAAATGATATTGGACTAATAGCGGATAATGATATTGGACTAATAGCGGATAATGATATTGGACTAATAGCGGATGGAACAATATGGAGTTATAGTGGAGAAAAATTCAGATATTTACAACTCAAAGCTGATGGAACACAAATATGTAATTTAATGGAAGTACAAGTTTGGGTTGGAAATGTAAATATTGCAACTAGTGCAGCATTTTCTGGAACGCCGCCAGAAACTATTACTTTAAATGGCAACTGGGGGTCTTATGGATTTAATCTTACAAGAACCTCTTATACAACAACATCTGTCATTTATAACTTGTATAATCCAAGTACTAATTTACATTTTGGAGGATATGGCATCGTTATTACAATTGTCAGCAACCAACTAAGGCTCTATGTAAACGACTCCACACATGGAGGTAACGAACCAACGTCATTTTCGATTAACGGAAATGCAGCGTCAGAAGGTGATGTAGTTACTGGTAATGATACCATTGCTTTGATTCTTACCAGCCCACCTGGTGTAACTGATACGTTTAGTGTTCCAAGTGAACTTACTATAGCAGCTCCAGCAGTATGGATAGATCATGGAAATTCAGATTTATCTCAAGAAGATATGAGTTGGACGTACTCAAGTAAATATCATTATGCTAGTTTGGCTAACAATAATCTTATGGGTACAGAGCCAAGTGTCTCTTCATTTTATCCATTTGCTCATAGTAACTCTGGCAACAAGAACATTAGTATGTTAATAGATTTACAAAATGATTATAAATTATCTGATTTACAGGCAATTGTTGTATATAACAGACAAGACAATGGTGGGAGCTCCGCACAAAGAATTGAAGGATTCAAACCACAACTATTAGACAGTAATATGAACATTGTATACGATGGAAGGTCTTTTACAGGAGGCAATGATTATCATCGTGTAAACGGTCCAGCATGGTCATCCGTTTCGAGTAGTCTTCTAACAGATAATGAGAATGATTTTGCAACAAAAATAATAAATCGGAATAATGACAGCGATTTGTGGAATAATACAACTATTTATTATTTTTACGAATTTCCTGAAGTTACACTCACAAGTGCTAACGACAATGGTTATCGTGTCACTGTAAGTTCGACACATAGTGCTGGTGCTGATTATAAGGCGTTTAACAAATCTTATGCTCCAGCGAGTGACGATTATTGGATGGCAGACCCTAATAGTACTGGAACATATGCGGGCGGTGATGGTAATTATAATGGTCCCACTTCGCTTGGTGGTGTACCTGGCGAATGGATTGCTTTACAAATCCCAACACCTAAAGTCATTACTGGGGTACATATTACAGCACGTGATTTACTTGTAGATAATAGCGGCTCATGGGATGAAAGGAATGCAGCACCAAAAGATTTCAAGATTCTTGGTTCGAATGATGGAATTAATTGGGATGAGGTATTAAGTGTTACAGGAGCCAATATTCAAGATATTACAAATGGTGGAGGTAGCAAATTTGATGTACATACAACAAATGTAGCATATAATCGTTTTGCTCTGGTTGTTCAAGCTGTAAATGGAGGTGTTTATTTAGCTGTTTCAGAAATACGTTACATAACCGAAAATTTTGACAAAAATTTAGGAATGTTGACAGATCCAGGAGAATATTTAAAAATAGATCTCGGTACTCCATTAGTAGCTAATGCTATTCGTTTGAAGAGTGTTAATGAATACAAAGAACCAGTTATAAGTATGACAGATTACAACCAAGGTGGCTACGAGGTGACTGTTTCTTCGGAGGCAACAAATGTCGCTCGCCCAGGATATTTGGCATTTAATAATTTAACAACACCAATAGCAGACCGTTGGATAGCTGGTAAGCCCAAATACGACGTTGTAAGTGGTTCTTATGTTGCCTCTGCACGATTATCAACTGACTATCCAGGCACTACTGGTAATATTTTTGTAAGCCAGAAATTTGGAACTGCTGCGGATTTACCGGCAAATTTTGGTCATTTCACAAACGGCAGTGGTAATCATACAATATCCTATTGGGCGTATAACCCATCTGATAATGATGTAATTCTTGCAACAACAGAAATATCGGTTGGATATCTGCAATTTCAAAAAATAACATTGGCAGGTGAGGATAAGTCGTTGACAAGTGCATATAAAGCTTTCTCTACATCAGCAACTCTAAGCTCTCAGCAAGAATTGATAGATATTTTTGATGGTGCTAATTTTTATACGACTAACGAGAATTGGTTCACAAAAGGAACTGATTTTAACGATTATGTTACTAACCCTGCAACAGCAGATGGTGAATACTTAATGATAAAATTACCAGACAAGCGTAAATTGGTAGCTTACAAACTGACACGTGAAGATGGCACGTTTTATCAGTTTTCTCCACAAGACTTTACGTTATATGCAAGAGAATCCTCTACTTCTGATTGGGTAAATCTAACATCCGAATCCCTAACTACATCAACAATAATTGGTAATTATACAACTGGAGGAGGTACACGTTACCCAAGCACTGGTGATCTCACGCCGACAACAGCTTATCAATATTTTGCATTAGTTGTTACCTCAATTTGGGAAAATAATCACGAAACTTTTGCTCTTAGTGAATTTGAATTATTCTGCCAACCATCTGAAATAGATGAGTTTAAATTATACGGTTCTATTATATCGGATGAGCCAATTCCACCATTTGTATCTGAACCGCAAATAAAATTAACTTCTAATTCTGGTGTTCGAGGATACAGCTGCTCTGCGTCTTCTGTTAACGGAGCTTCAACAACATCACAACCATATGAACCATTTATGGCGTTCGACGGCTATACAAGCCCAACGGCGAATTTTTGGGGTAGTACTGTTGGTGTCTACGATGCATCTGGTAATTATAATGGTGATAAAACGCTTTACACAACATCAGGAGCTGTATCAGGGGAATACATAATATTAAACATGCCACATACTTTAAGATTAACTGCTGTAAAATTAGCTGGACAATATACGACCAGTCCCCCACTTTCTAATGCACCGAAAGTTTGGAGTGTCTATGGGAAAAACACCGGAAGTTGGGAGTTAATACAAAATTTCACCAATTCAGTTCCTGGAACTGATTTCTCGACATACACATTAACAACTCCATCAACAATAGAATATCAATCGTTTGCAATTCTTATTTCAACAACAAATGGTAACAACAATGTAGCTATTTCCGAGATTGAATTTTATGGTTCTATGAATAATTTTATATGGACTGAAATTCATCATGAAACGTCTGTCCCAGCTATTACATCAACTGGAACTGAATTTACTATAACAAATGAGAATGCCTATCAACATTACGGTTTGGTAGTAACTAAAACGAGAGGGCATCACAATGTGTCAATTGGTGAAATGAAGATCCTAATTAATGACACAATACCTTCGTATCCTAGTATTGCTATGACTGCAGATGCAACAGGTAGTTATGTAACATCTGCATCGTCTACTTATAATTTATTTACGAATAACCTTTTTGGAATTGGAGGAACAGATAATATTGGTCTTCTTGATCATACAAATGTGAACACTGAAACAGGCGAAACTACAAATTTTGTTCAAAGACCCATAACACATTGGGCTTTAGATCCAAGTGATGATTTAATAATTATAATGAGTTATGAACCTTCTCTTTCAGATTATTCAAGATCGGTTAAAATTGATAAGAATGGTAATAATCTTGACATGCAAGGACGTTATAAAAATAACAATAATGGTGTCATAACTATGACTAGTGCGGCTGATATTATAAGTGAATGGAATGATGCTTCAGAAAATACAGTAGATGGTCCTACAATTTACGAATTTAATAAAAGTGAATTTTTTGACGTAGTCAACAATTCTCCAGCATATTATGCATTTGACGAAGATGATACAACTCAATGGGTGAGTAAATCAAATGCTTATTCTGCTAAGGCAATTGCGGGTGGTTCTGCGGGAGCTTCAAATATTGTTAGCTATATAGGAACGAAGACCTCGTCCTCGGCAAACGCTTTCAATGGATTTATGATAGGCCGTCCATCTGATGGCGTCGGGCCAAGTTATTGGGGTACAGATTTCTCAAATAATGGGGCAATATTAGGCATTGAATTGAACACCACATACGTTATTACTTCATATCGTATGTGGCCTTTGGGTGGAAGCCATAATGAATTTGGATCAAGATCTAAAACTATGCCAAGAGACTGGATAATAGAGGGTTCAAATGATAATAGTAGTTGGACAACAATTGATACGCAAACAGACCAAATATTCGACGAAGTATGTACCGATGCAGAATCTCCAACTGTTTTCGGAAGTGATTTGGTTATGTATGCAGAAACAGAAGGTTTACAATATTCAAATTTATATACTATTGCATATCCTGGTTCTTATAAATATTACCGAATGATAGTTCAAGATACAAGCAATACTGGTTACGATAATTATACATTTATAACAGAAATGGCTTATTATGGAACAATATGGAGTCATATAACCACTCTTGACTCGTCTTACGTATCAACTGGAGATTATGGTTCGTTTTTCTCTGGAACGCCGCCGTCTACAATAACTATGACAGCAGGTAATTGGAACGGTCAATGGGAATATATCAAAACATCATCTTCAAATAATTCTGCTCTATATGAGTTAAATACTATCGGAGGTTCAATCTACGGTTCAACATATGGAAGCATCTTTGAAATCGATGCTAATCATGATCTGGTTCTTGACGTGAATGACTCTACCTATGGTACTGAAAGACCTGATTACTTTGTAAGGAACGGAACGACTACTTACACGTCAGGTAGAGGAGTTGTCAATATTAACGATGATATAGATCTTTATAGAAGTAGTGGTGCACTTTTGGGAAGTTTTACTGTTCCAACTGAACTCGAAGTTAAATCCAGTAAACTTGCGTTAACCACAGACGCTGGCGAATACCTCAAAATAGATCTCGGTACTCCAATAGTAGCTAATGCTATTCGTTTGAAGAGTGTTACAGAATACAAAGAACCGGTTATAACTATGACAGATTACAACCAATATGGTTACGAGGTTTCTTTTTCAAGTGAATATGTATCTAATATTGCTTCTGAATATGCAGCGTGGAAAATATTTGACGGAAAGACTTTAACTACTGATGTAAATGGAGTTAATGATTGGAATATATGGGTAAGTGGGTCTAACACATATTCAAGTGGTATTGGTAATCAATGGGTGCAAATAAAATTATTAGATAGAAGAAGTTTAGTTTCTTATAAATTAACTCGACATGATGGAAGTGAAAATGAAACACCAAAAGTCTTCAGTATTTATGGGAGTAATGATGATTCAACTTGGACACTGATACCTGGAAGTTCTAACACATTAACTGAATCGAATCCAATAAGTATGAGTGGTAGTACATATGATTTAGAAAATCCAAGCCCATTATACCAATACTTTCGCTTAAATATTACAGAAACTTACGGAGGCACAATTGTACGTCTCGCGAAATGGGAATTATTTTGTCAACCATCTGAAATAGATGAGTTTAAATTATACGGTTCTTTAGATGATTCTATATGGACTGAAATTCATCATGAAACGTCTGTTCCAACAATTACATCAACTGGAACTGAATTTAGTATAACTAATGAGAATGCCTATCAACATTACGGTTTGGTAGTAACTAAAACGAGAGGGCATCACAATGTGTCAATTGGTGAAATGAAAATATTAGAAAATACAGATATTACGGTGTCATTAGGTGGAACAATTATTACAGATGGAGATTACAGGGTTCATGTTTTTACTAGTAGTGGTACATTTCAAATAATAAATGGTGGATTATCAGATGTAGATTATCTCATTGTTGGTGGAGGAGGAGCAGGTGGATGTGATCCGGGTGCGGGTTGGGGAGGCGGTGGCGGTGGTGGAGGTTATATTACGAGTTACGGATCTATTTCAGGAGGTGGAAGTGCAGTATTTTCTGGAACGCCGCCAGGTACTATCACTTTTCACACGACTGGTGGTTGGCTTGGGTATTACTATTGGAATAAAAAAACAGGTGCAACAGCCACCACTGTTAGGTATCAATTATACACTTCAAACAACAATTCCCTTCTGGCAGATAATTATGGAGCAACTTTTACAATTAACACAAACAATGAACTCGAACTTGATGTTAATGACAGTATAGGTGGTTCGCTAACGCCTACTCATTTCAAAATAAATGGCGGGGCGCTTACTGCTGGTCCGCATGTCGTAGCTCCTGGTGATGATATTGAATTACTTAGTTCAACTGAGTTTGTGGAAGCTCATTTTACAGTTCCAAGTGAACTTGCTATAAAATCTTCAGTAGAGTCTAAATTGCAACTTTCAGCTGGCACTTACAACGTTGTTGTTGGTGCTGGGGGCATAACATCTAATACCGCACCTACAAATGGAGAAGACTCGTCTTTTGCGGGTATTACGTCTCTAGGAGGAGGTTATGGTGGAATAGTAACTAGTGGTTATCAAACAGGAGGAACTGGTGGTTCTGGAGGTGGGTCTTATAGAGGCTATGCAGGTGGTTCTGGAACCTCAAATCAAGGTTTTGACGGTGCTGCTGGTGTGGATGGTGGTAGATCTGGTGGTGGTGGTGGTGCTGGAAGCCCAGGGAGTGAGGGAGATGGTGGAGATGGTCTTGCAAATGCAATTACTGGAACAATAACATACTATGCCGGTGGCGGAGGACAAGGTTATCATGTGGATGACGCAAGTGTGGTCGGCAGTGGTATCGGTGGTTTAGGTGGTGGTGGGGATGGAGCATATGCTACCAATGGAAATGATGGAGTAGCTAATACTGGTGGCGGTGGTGGTGGATTACGGAATGGGGATGGATATGTTGCAGGAAATGGGGGATCTGGTATAGTAGTTATTAGATATAAATTTCAATAAAGGTGATATTAATTTAGAATTTGTCAAGTGTTAATTATGAAATTAACCTATTAAATTTATATCATATTTTCCTAAGATTTAAAGCAGTTTTAATTATATAAATATATGACAAAAAAAGTATTTGTTATTGGTTCTGGAGCTAGAGAGCATGCAATAGTAAATAGCTTATTAAAAAATGAGGATATAGATCATATATACATATATCCAGGAAATGATGGTATTGTTACGTCTAAAGTATCTTTGTCAAAATTAAGTCCATATTCTAAAGATTTTGAAAATTTTTGTAAAACTGATATAGATTTAGTTGTACCTGGACAAGAAGATGAGTTAGTGAACGGTATTGTAGATAATATAACAAAATTAGATATAGATATTTTTGGCCCTACACAAGAAGCTGCTAGAATAGAAGGTTCTAAAGAGTTTGCAAAAAGGTTTATGATGATGAATAATATACCTACATCATCATATGATGTTTTTACTAATATTGATAATGCAATTTCATACGTTAATGATATAGGATACCAAAATTGTGTTATAAAAGCATCTGGATTAGCAGGAGGAAAAGGTGTAATGATTCCAGAAAGTCAACACGAAGCAATTCAAATTTTAAAAGATATGCTAATACATAAAAAATTTGGTAATGCAGGTGACAAAGTCATAATTGAAGAGAAATTATATGGCACAGAAGTATCTGTAATGGGTTTTTGTAATGGAAAAGATGTATGGTTAATGCCCCAAGCTCAGGATTATAAACGCTTTGGAGATGATAATACAGGACTTAATACAGGTGGGATGGGTTCGCATGCACCTGTTTTTACATTAAATACACAAGAATTATCACAAGTCAAGAAACATATGGAATGTGTTGTTAAAAAATTGAATTATAAGGGAGTATTATATGCAGGTCTTATGAAAACAACTAATGGGTTATCATTCCTGGAATTTAATTGCAGATTTGGTGATCCAGAAGCTCAAGTATTACTGACCTTATTAGATAGCGATTTGTGTTCTATAATGAAAGATTGTATAGATGGTAATAATTTAAAGGTAAAATGGAAAACTGGTTACGCTTCAAATGTAGTTTTATCACATCTTGAATACCCAATAGCTAAATCAAAAGAGTTACTAGAAATAACTGGAATAGATAATGTAAAAGATATACAAATATTATATTCAAATGTAAGTTGCAAAGACAATAAAATCTACACAACAGGAGGTCGTGTTATGTCACTAGTATCGTATGGTAATAGTATGTATAGTTCAATAAGCAAAATATACAATAATGCACATAAAATTCATTATGATTTAATGTATTATCGTCGAGACATTGGTTTTTCTAATATAATATGCGAAAATACAAAATTTAGAAAGCATAAGATAGCAATATTAGGTTCTACGAATGGTACTAGTTCACAATTATTAATGGATCAAATTAAATCTGGTAAATTAAATGCTTCTATAGGAGTTGTTGTGACAAACAGAAGTGGTTCTTCTTTATTAGATAAAGCACGTGAAAGAAAAATTCCTGCTATATATTTTCCGAAAGAGAAAAACATGAATATAAAGAAATATGATAATATTTTGGTTGAAATATTTAGGTCATTCGATATTGATTTTGTGTATTTAATAGGTTATATGAATATTGTATCAAACGTACTGATAAATGAATACAAAGACAAAATATTCAATATACACCCCTCTTTATTACCTAAATATTCTGGGATGATGGATACTTGTGTACATGAAAGTGTTATAAAAAATAATGAGATTACATCAGGTTGTACTTTGCATTTTGTGACAGAGGAAATAGATAAGGGTGATATTATTATACAAAAGCAATGTTTTGTTGGTTCTAGTGATAGTAAAGATCTAAAGCTTCGAGTACAAGAATTGGAATCAAAAGCAATTGTCGAGAGTGTTAAAATAATGAGTTCGTTACCATTATGTTATAAAGATAGTGGAGTTGATGTAGAAAAAGGTGATGACATTGTAAATTATATAAAAAATTTATCAAAGTCTATGAATAAATGTATTGGTGGTTTTTGTGCTGAATTTAAATATGAAAATATTACTTTTGCCGCAGCGACTGATGGAGTAGGTACAAAATTAGATCTTGCAATTAAAACGGGAAATTATGATACTATTGGTATTGACCTTGTTGCAATGTCTGTAAATGATTTACTTACACATGGTGTATGTCCTAAATTCTTTTTGGATTATATTGCTATTGATTCTATTGATGATCGTGTCAAAGATATTATTAAGGGTATATATAAAGGATGTGAGATTGCTAAATGTAAATTAATTGGTGGTGAAACAGCCGAGATGCCAGGTATATACCGGTATGGTAAATTTGATTTAGCGGGTTTTGCAGTTGGTATTGTCGAGGATTACTTTGAAAATAGTATTAAAAATGGTGATCTTATTTATGGTATTGCATCAAATGGTATACACTCAAATGGCTATACACTTGTTAGAAAATTACTAAAAGATTCGAAATATGATATATTAGAATTGTTAAAACCTACGCGAATATACATGGAAGTATTAGATATTATAAAGAAATATAAAGGTGTTTTGTCGGGCATTGCCCATATAACAGGTGGTGGATTCAATAATGTAAGAAGAATTTTACCAGAAGGTTTTGATATAATTTTGAATGATTGGGAATTACCAGATATTTTCAAGTGGATACAAAAAAGGTCAGGAATGTCGTATTTGGATATGTTAGAAACATACAATTGTGGGTATGGTATGATATTAATATTTCATGAAGAAATTCACGAAAATGAATTAGATTTAATAGGTAAAGTAAGCGATCTAAGGCTTAATGATAATCTTAAATGATTAAGACTAATGATTACAAATATGAAAAATAAAATGCATAACTTTGCAATATCTAGCAGAATATCAGGATTACCGTATATTGGAATAATATTTTTACCATTGTGTATAACATATTGGTCTATATTAGATTTTTCTGATGTAGTTTACATATGTTTATCCGTGATTGGATATATATATGGAATGTTAATTAACAATTACTATGACTATGAAATTGACGCAAAATATAGATCTGAAAAAATTGGTTTTACAAAAAAAGAACTTAAAAATATGTCAAAAATTTTTGGGAGTTTGTATATAGTAACAAATTGGTATTTGTCATTAATAAGTTCATCTAATTATTATTTATTGGGTGGAACAAGTACATTTTTAATTGTTAGTATTTATACACCATTCTTAAAATCAAAACCATTAATAAAAAACGTATCTACAGTTGCATATATGTGTTTTATCCCTATACACATTTTCATAGAGAATCAACTTAATAAAGTATCAGAAGATGTTGATGAAAATTTTAAAAATTCTTTGATTATATCACTTCCTTTATCTTTTTTGATTCTAATACGAGAAATTTTATTGGATATAAATGATGTGGATGAAGATATTGCTGCGGGTATAGTTACATTACCAATTCTATTTAAAAAAACTAAAATACGTGCTATTTTAAAGAAAAGTGTAACTGTATTCTGGATTACTGGTTTATATTTTAGGGTTGTGTCTATACGAGTATTTCCTTGTCAGGTTGGCTTAATTAGTGGAATTAGTGCATATGTATTATACAGAATCGATTGTACATGTGAGAATAGAGAGTTTATGATAGGAATATTATGGTTTTATTTGTTATGGAATTTTATATTTTATATTTCAAATATAACAATATTTCATGCATTAATTGGATTATGTGGAGTATTAAATATCATTTTTAGTAAAAATTCTTCGGTAAATCAGATAAATCCGAATATATGGAGTGTATTTTGTAGAAAATTAGTTCATATGTGTATTGGATGTTTAGCATTATCTATTGAACCAATGACAACAGCATATATTGTTATTAGTGTTAAAACCGTTTTGAATATATTACTACCTCGGTTTTCTTTAGGTATAGAAAAAAAAGAAGAAATAAGCTTGATAGAAGATACAGGAGTGAAGTATTGGTTGTATTTCCTTTTATTATGGGCGATTACGAATGTTGATCGAAATAACAATACAAATTGGGAAATTTACAATCAGGCATTGCCTTTTTTTATATCAGACCCATCTGCGGCAATGGTTGGTAGAACAACATTTACAAGCGAGAAGATAATATTATGGAGGAATAAATCATTACAAGGAACATTCATGGTTATACTCACAGCATATGCTTTAAATAAATCAATTAAATTATCTATTAGTATTGGATTGGTAGAATTGTTTGGTTGCGAGTACGATAATGCGTTGATTGGTGGTTTGTTATTAGCAAATTTACTAAAACAAAAATATTTCTAAATATTTTGGATATAAAAATGATGTAGTAGTAGTATTTGTTTATTATAATTATATGTAAATGAGTTCGATTCCATGGGACATCTTAAATATTTTGTATCTTTATAATCGAAATAGTTTTGTTATTACATGCAAAGAATTTAATAATAAATATAAAAAGGAAGTCATCGCCATTGAAAAAATTCAAGAATGGTGGGATAATCACTGCGTAAATTATAATCCTTTGTCTGAGAAAGCTGTTTTACCTGTATTCTCATGTACAAAAAGGAGATTAGTTTATTATTATAAACGTTACTATGAATGGTCTTGTCTTAAAATATATCCAACAATCTTGGCTGTCAAATGTAATAAATTGGATTTGTTGAATAAGGCCAAGGATGCGGAATCAGTAGGAACTCGTCAGAGTATTATTAAATTTCTATTGGAGCCTAGTATTACAAGGGAAGATATAATGCGTACCGGATGGTAAAACACATGGTACACATGCATGAAACGTGCTCGTTTTGGCGATAGGAATAAAAAAATGATGATCCTG